AGATGCTAAAAAAGAAATGTCTGAAATACGTACTCAATTTCGTAAACTCAGAATGGAGACTCAAGCTGCCATGCCAAAAAGGGGCACTATGGGTCCAAAATATTTTAAATACATTGCTACTGTTATCGATCCCGAACATCATCTTTCTAAATTACCAGATTCGCTTAATCAATCGTGTGCACTATATAAGTCTGTGAGAGTCTTGCCTGTTATGATAGATTACTCCTCTAACACTGACGGAAAATTTGCTATTTTCGTTAGACCTGTTATTGGAGCTAATCCTGCCTCAAAAGACGCTGCGCAGATTATGATATCCAAACCTGGTAGCACTGATATATTAGACGATGCCCAATATGATTACTATGCCGACCAGCAAGTTTCTATATTTTATTCGGGAATTGGTGGAGCCTGGGGAAATTACTCACCATCTTCATCTTTAAACTCCACATGTACTACTGCCGGACAATATGCATCATCAGAAATTGCTCTTGGTACTAATTACGTTGATACCAATTTAACGGTGCATTCTGGGTCATTTTTTGGAGTTAAAACGCCATTAACAACTGGCGCCACCACCTCACCTTTCATGACTTTCAACAGTTATAATATGACGCTAATACCATCTTTTGAACACTTTCAAATAACTAATTTGTCAGGCTGGCATCAAGTTACCGCTACTTTAGTGAATCCTGGTGGAAATGCAATTCCAACAACTAAGTCCTTTTTTGCGTTTGGCCAAGATGCTGCTGCTACTGGTACCATGACTCCAATATTTGTTGAGGGTGCTGCTATCACTCAATATATAAACCCATCCTTTCAAACTAGCTTAATAGTATCAGATCCTCCCGTTTCTTTTGTTGGAAATACCTACAATTCTTCTCAAGGATTAATGTTAAAAGTTAATTTTTATTTCAACTTTAAAGATGATACTAAATATTTGTTAAGCGGTTCATTTGTGGATACCTACACAAATTCAGGACAACTTGGTCTTACTTTTACAAAAGTGGATTCACCTCCTAACTTTCCAAGTACCTCATCATTTGTTACGTCCGTACGCCCAATTGCGCAAAGCGTTTTACTTACTAATGTATCACCAAACTTGTATAAAAATGGTACAATTGCATGTGCATCTCTCGTCACCGGTGAAGCTATTGGTTTCTTAAATCCAACGCCCGAATTAAATTTCAGGACAATCACAGGAATGTCTGGTGCGAATCTTGATGAATCTGGCAGGTTAAATACTGCTAAGCAAGCTGCAACTGGTGTGTACACATATTGGGTTCCTTATCAAAATGTTACTTCTCCTGCCTTTTACACAGTCCAACAATCAAATGAATTCGATTATGGTGGAATAGCCATTACTGGGAATATTGCCAATGTTTCTCCAAGTGCAACTTCCCAAAACGTTTTCTTCTTGAAAGTTGTAACAATTTTTGAATACGTAACAACAAATCGTCTTATTGTTTCTAAAATATATAATGGCGAAACCACTGAAGTTGTCAAAGCTCTAAATATGCTGTTGGAAAACAAAAACATTATTTTCGATAACCCTGCTCACATGTCCAAGATTTTTGAAAGATTAGCCTGTGCTATATCTCCAATATATGGTATGTCCAAATTGACTGGAACTAATGTATCTGATAATTTTAACAAATTTTCTTCGATCGCTGCTAAATTGCTGCAAGCTGCTCCAGACGCTGAAGGCCTAATGGATTTACTTCCCATTTTGGCCGGCGCTCTGTGAGCACCCAACGACCTGAGTAGGTCGTAAAACTGCTCCGGCCTAGATAAAGACGCGCTAACGTCGTGACACTACTTGCGCTAACCTAATTTCCGAAGGGGTTTCCAGGAGGGATTACTGGCTATATGCTGAATACTACGGATGAAACAAAAAAGTATAACATAT